AATCAGTTCTGGACAAAAAACGATAAGGGAATCATAAAGATCGTACATATCCTATTCAAACTTTTCTTAGAAGACAATGGATTTTTTAAATTCAATCCAGAGGGCAGTAAGAGTTATGTGTTTGTTAAAGTGACAAACAACCTAATAGACCATACGTCTGAGAAAGAGATAAAAGATTTTATTCTTAATTACCTTTTAGAGATTGATGATCTATCTGTTTATAATTACTTCGCTGAGCATACAAGATACTTCAGAGAGGAATTTCTAACACTACTTTCTTCTATTGCGGTATACTTTATCGAGGATACCAAAGACAGCGCATACCTTTATTACAAAAATTGCGCGGTTAAAGTAACAAACGACAAGGTAAAAACAATTGACTACTTAGATCTTGGTGGTTATGTATGGAAAGACCACGTTATCGATAGGGTATTTAGCGAATGCGATAGTACTGACTGTGACTACAAGCAATTTATAAAAAATATTTGTGGTCAGGATGAGAGTAGAACCAACTCAATGAAGTCTACCATAGGATATCTGCTTCATGCGTGGAAAAACCTATCATATTGTCCAGCAACCATTCTAAATGATGAGGTTATTTCTGATAATCCTGAAGGAGGTACGGGGAAAGGACTATTTATGAACGCATTATCGCACATGAAGAAGCTGGTAGTGATCGATGGTAAGTCATTTAATTTTGAGAAGAGTTTTGCATACCAATTGGTATCAGCAGATACTCAAATACTTTGTTTTGATGATGTTAAAAAACACTTTGATTTTGAGAGATTATTTTCTGTAGTTACAGAGGGATTAACCTTAGAAAAAAAGAATAAAGACGCTATTAAGATACCATTTAGTAAGTCCCCAAAAGTAGCAATCACAACGAACTACGCGATCAAGGGATCTGGTAATTCATTTGCTCGTAGAAAATGGGAGTTAGAACTTACTCAGCACTACACTAAAGACCATACACCATTAAAAGAATTTGGTAAATTAATGTTTGGAGAGTGGGATGATGATGAGTGGTGTCAGTTTGATAACTACATGATCGAATGCGTACAGATTTATATGAATCATGGATTGATAAAAAGTGAATTTGTAAACCTTAGAACGCGACAGTTGTCAGCAGAAACGTGCCATGAGTTTTTAGAGTGGTGTGGAGTTATTTCTAATTCCCAACACAACCTACTTAAAAAAGCTGGTAAAATTTATAAGAGTGATCTGTACTTGGATTTCATTGATGACAATCCAGATTTTGCTCCTAAGTCTAAATTTACTATATCTAGAACTAAGTTCTACAAATGGCTGGTTGCATATTCTCATTTCAAATACCATTGTAAGCCCGAAGAAGATAGAGACTCTATACGTGGTAGATGGATACGATTTAGAAGTAAAAGTGAATTAGAAACAGATGGATTAATGGATTTTTAAAACATAAAAAATGATCACAAGAGAAGAATATAACAAAGCGTTAGATATTATAGAACAGTACCAAGAACAAATATTTACAACACCTCCTCATAAGTCAATTGATTTAGGAAAAACAAATATAGTAAGCTGGGATAAGCTATCTCGTTGCTCCACTCGACTATACCATTCGTTAATGTCACTTGTTGAGGAGGATGATAACCTTAGTGAAATTTTTATTGAGGATATAAGAAAGTCAGGATTTAAAAGGATTAGAAATGCTGGGCAAAAAAGCTGGACAGAATTTACAGAATTACGTGGATATTAATTAATAAAACAAAAACTATGTTAGACAGTATAATAGAAAATTTTGGAGAGGAAGAAATATTAAAAGCAGATGGTTTTGATGATGCAATTATTGGAATTGACCAGAACAGTATAAGGCTCGTGTATTCAGTATCAAAATGTCTTGAAATATTAATGGAGGATATGGACGAAGAGGATGCTATAGAATTTTTCAGTTATAATGTGAGTGAAGCTTATGTAGGAGAAAAAACACCAATCTGGTGTTGGGATTTAGTTTAAAATATGGAGTTTAGAGACTATCAATTAGAAATGATCAACAAAGCTAAACCTCTTTTAGAGAGGGATAAATTTGTGTATCTGGCGATGGAAGTGAGGACAGGAAAAACACTTACTAGTCTTGGTGTTAGTGCGCTATTACCTGTGGAAAATCTATTATTCATAACAAAGAAGAAGGCTATCAGTAGTATAGAAAGTGACTACCAAATGCTTAGTCCTTCATACGAGATTACTGTAATTAATTATGAGTCTCTACACAAGTTAGATCCAAATGAAAAATGGGATATGATTATTTGTGATGAGGCGCATGGGATGGGTGCTTTGCGGAAACCTACAAAAAGGGCTAAACAAGTTAAGGTTTTATTATTAGAAAATCCAAGATGCTACACCATACTTTTGTCAGGTACTCCAACTCCAGAGTCTTATAGTCAAATGTACCATCAGGTATATGGTATAAAAAACAATCCTTTTTCAGCATATAAGAACTTTTATAGATTTTCTGATGACTATGTAGATGTTACAGAAAGAAAGATCAACGGACAACTTATAAAGGACTATTCTAAGGGACGTGAAACAATTTTAGATGCAATGAAACCCCATATGTTATCTTACACCCAGAAAGAAGCTGGTTTTAAAGTACAGACCACTGAGCATATAATCCAGGTAGAGATGTTGCCTATTACTTATAAGCTAGCGAATAAATTAAAAAAACATTTAGTTGTAGAGGGAAAGGATGATGTTATTCTAGCAGACACTCCGGTAAAATTAATGATGAAGCTACACCAGATGTACTCAGGAACTGTAAAGTTTGAGTCTGGCAACTCTATGATCTTAGATTTTAGCAAAGCACAATTCATTCACGACAATTTTCTGGACATGAAAATAGGAATCTTTTATAAATTTAAGGAGGAGCTGAATGCTTTAAAATCAATTTATGGAGATAGCCTATGTACAGACCTAGAGACTTTTAACACCACTAAAAAAAGTATTGCCCTCCAGATCGTAAGTGGTAGAGAGGGAATAAGTTTAAAGGAAGCGAAGATCTTAGTGTACTACAATATAGATTTTAGTGCCACAAGTTACTGGCAATCTAGAGATAGAATGACCACAAAAGAAAGACTAAAGAACGACGTTTACTGGATATTTTCCAGAGGAGGAATAGAAGCTGATATTTACAAGGCTGTAACTAAGAAGAAAGATTATACTTTAAGACATTTTAACAGAGATAATAAACTATAAAACTATGGAGAAATTACTATTAGTGGTAGTATTTATACTACTTGCAGTTGCAATATTAAGAAACTTAAGTAAAGATAACGAACCCTTTGATTAGAAAATTATGAAACAATTCATTCACGACATTAGATTTACATATAATTCAAATAGGATTAGAGAGTCTATTTTAAAAGACTATGATAAGGAGGTTGATTATGTTAATATAAAAAAAACAATGATTTCCTACTTAAAAAAGTGGCTGGCTTTATTCAATAAGACTCATGGATATGATTTTCAATTTGTAAAGTATATTGGTTATGGTGAAATGACGGTTGCTATAAACAAACAAGACGTTAAATCTTTATTTAAATTAATTCACAGCGAGGAGTATACGGTAGCAAACCAAAGGAAATTAAACTTATATAAAGCCTATGAGTTAGATGAAATAATATACCCTAAAGACAGAAGATATAAGAGGTATAAGTGGCATTTTAAATTAGCAATAGCTATGTTAGTAGAATCTAAAAAAATGGTGAAGAAGTCAAAAAAAATTAGCTTTGACGTATCTCACGACCTATCAATTAAATATATAAATTATGAGAAAAGACCTACAAATTAAACAGTACCAAGTTGATATTATGAAAGATATATTGGAAAATAAACTTTCAAAAAAGCAAATAGTAGCCAAAATAGATTACTATCAAAACGAAATTAACAAAGCAAAAAAAATAGAGTAACTATGAAAGCAGAAATTGTAAGAACAAAGAAAGACCATTACATTATTATTATTGATGGCATTGCTCACGCAGAAATGGAGCGTAGTCAAGTAAGAGAATTAATATCAATATTAGATAATAAAATTTAAATGACTATAGAACTAAGCGCTGGAGAAATAAACCTATGTAAATTTATAGGAGAACAACGAACTCTTGTGGCCAGAGCAAACGGAGTTAAGGATGCAAAAATGGGAGTTCATGACGGAACTAAAGGAGATATTCAAGGCTTTAAAGCTGAGTATGCTTTTGCTAAATTTAAAAATGTATTTCCAGATTTTGGATTAAGCCCTAGAAGTGGTAGTTGTGATGGTACTACTCATATAGGAAACAAATACGATGTCAAGTCAACAGACAGAAGAGATGGAAACCTACTTGCTACACTGAAAGTAAATCCTGATGTGGATATTTATGTGCTGGCTGTAGTACTGTACAATGTGGTGCATTTAATTGGCTGGGTAAGAAAAGAAGCTTTGATAAAACCTGATAACATAAGAGACCTTGGTCATGGTAAAGGATATTTTTTAAGTAGAGATAAACTAAATAAGTTTTAATTTTTGCCAACGTATGCGGTTAAGGTTGGTTTTTGATTATTAAAACAATAAATTAATATATATGCAATTAAATATAAAAGACAGTTTAAGTAAAGTGAAAATATATGGTAGGTATTTAAGTGAATTTTTACTACCAGACCAAGTAGATATCTTGGCTAAAAGTTTACAAA